TTTCTCATTCAATTCAGCTTGAACTTCTTCTTTTCTGATACGATAATCTTCTTTGATTTTTTCTACATTATTGAGTGACCAGTATCGCTCTTGATATGCAATCTGTTCATCCATCTCTTTTCTTTCTTGAGCATTCAGTCATTCATATGCAGAGGACAATTCATCTTGATAGTCCTTATATTTTTTGATTAGATCTACATCATACTTTCAGATTCATCCTACTCACTTCAAATCTTCACGAGAAACACTATTTGCGACATCCTTGAGTCAAGCATATTGTTCCTCAAGTTCTTCAAGTCACTTCTTAGCAGTCACATATTCTTTTGCGATGCTTGTCGTTTGTTCCTTTCAGAGATTTGCGAGAGTGTTCTGAAGTGATGAAATCTCATTCTCTAGGTTTTGAATATTTTTTGCAGTTGAATCGATATTTTTCTGAATAGCATCAAAGGCTTCTTGATATGTATCATTCAACTCTTCAATTTTCTTTTGTTGATTTTTCAACCAGTATTCAGCCTCTTTGTCGAGAGCTTGATACTTGTCTTTTTGCATTTTCTTTGTTTGTTTTGCATACTCATTCATCTCCTTGATAAGCTCAGCATTTGCTTTGCTTTCAGATGATGATTTTCAGCTTTTTGATGAACTGCTTGTGATTCATCATATATTTCATAAATTTGACAGATTTGATGTCGTTTTCTTTGAGAGATCGTTTGTTGTGATATATAATTTCTCAAGCCTCTCTCAGTATGTATTGATCATATTATTGAGAGCATTCTCTCAAGCTTTTGCTGCTTCTTTGACTGGAGTGATATATATTCACTCAAGCATCTTTCACAGTCAGCTTTTCATCTCTCAGATTTCTTCTACATTCACAGGATTTCGATGTCATCGACTTGTTCAGAATACATCGTTTCAAAAATCTACGAGTTTATTCCACATACTAGCAACTCAATTGATGAGCTTTTTGAAGTATGTCAAAACATCGTTTCACATATTCCTGAAAACTTCTTTGATTCAATCAACTCATCCTGAGCAGATTATAGCAATATCATTGATGATTCAATTCACTCATTCTTTCAATCAATCTCGAAGTCCTCTGATATATCAGATTCCTACTTCAAATATTCATTGAATAAAATTGATAACTTGAGAGATAATGTAGAACAAATCAGTCCAGTTTCAAGCCATCGCTGACAATCACTCCTCATTTGCTTGCATATTGTTTGAGACTCATTCTTGAAATATATCGCATATATCTCAGATGATTCATCAAATCAATTCTGCAGCTTCACTCACAACTTCAACAACTGAAGAAATAAGATCTCAGATTGTTTCAATTGCTGCTCTGATTTCTTCTTGATGAGCATCTAGTCGCTCGCTTGCTTTATCATATAGCTCTCAAATTGCAGGAGTGAGACTCTCTCAAATCATCACTTTCATATTTTCTCGTTGAGCTGTCATTTTTGCTTGTTTATCAGCAAAAGTTTCAGCAATAGGTCAAGCTTGTTCAAGCTCGACTTTTCATTGAGAAACTACTTCATTGATGAGAGCTTGTTTTCTCTCTGCTGCTGTGAGTTGTTCAACAGTTTTTCAGAGAGATGCTGCATATTTTTCTTGAGCCTCTGTTTGATTCACAACTATTCAAAGATTGTCAAGAATCATTGCTGATCATCTTCACAATCAAGTCACGATATCATCAAGAGCCTCGTTCATTGTTCTTCACATCGCTTGACCTTTGAGCCTTGCGATTTCCATCAAAGTAGTCATTTCCTCAGTATTGGAAACAACTCAAAGTGAATATGCTTTGTTTGCTGCTTCCATCAATCACATATCAGACACAGTTCAAGCTGAGGCTTTTCTCATTGCTGCAAGCATTTCATCAGAAGCTATTCCTGCAGTCTCTGAAAGTCTCTCAAAGCTGTTTCTGATAGGCTCTATCTCAGCAGCTGCTTGAATTGATGCTTGTCCGATTTTGACAATACCTGCAACAATAGCAGCAGTCGTTATTTTTCACAACATTCACTTAATAGAAGAAAGAGCTTTCGAAGCTGTTTCGTTTGTGCTACTCACAGATCCTTGAAGCTCTTTGATTTGATTTTGAAGTTTTGTGATTTCTTGACTCGCTTGATTTTGAGCATCGATGACAAGCTGTATTTTGTATTCAGTATCGTTCATATTTTATCTTTTTTTAGGAAATGAAGATTGTTTTTGCTTCGCCTTTTGTTCGGCTCTTTTTGACTCAATAAATTCGTGTTGTCTTTCTTCCATCAGAAAGTTGTAGTGTAGATTCAGCATATTCTCATCTTGCTCTTCTATTTCAGAAGGAGTGCAATGATAGATCTCTTTCATCAATATATAGTCTCTGTGTTCTTTACTCACATTCTTTCAAGTCCTCAATGTTTTTTTGAATTGATTTATGAGGCTTGAGATTCTTTGGGGGGGGTCTTAATAGCAGACACTTTTTCAAGAATTGTTTGATAGTCCTCAATTGATAATTCATCCACTTCTTCAGGTTTGAGATCAGTCAATGCTGAAATCAAATAGTCTTGAGCAAGCTGAATGTCGAAAGGATTCAAAGTCAAATCTTTCGTTCAGTTTTCAAGCAAAGAAGCATTCACATTTTTGAATAGAATTTCGTTGAACTGTCTATCAATCTTTCTTGTATAGACCTCCTTGAAGCTGACTTCTCTATCAACTCCATTGATTTTGATTGTTAAGTTTTCCATTGTTTCCTATTTTTACAGAATAAAATCTTTCTCGTTTCCGTAAATACGGGACTTTGCAGGGAAACAAGAGAAAAAGCCACAAAGTCCCGAGATACTCCTAGTATCCAGTAGAATTGCTATTGAAAAGCAATATTTCGATAGATGTTCAAGTTGCATTGTCGAATTGTCCAGTGAATCACATTGTTTGTTTTGTGATTTCGTTGTTGTTATCAGTTGGAGTCCATTCGTTCAATCCACATTTCATCACATCGATGAACATTGCTGAATATCCGTTGCTGTTATTTTCAGCATAGAATCTCAAAGCTTTTTTGCTTGAATTGATGACATAGTCTCTCAAGTCTGTGTCATTATATACAGCCTCAAAGTCTCCTTCGATTCCGAATTGTTGCTTGTAGAAAGCAGAAACATCAGTGTCTCAGAAACATTGCATATCAGTCACATTGTTGTTGATTGCAATTCTGAAGTTTTGCATACAAATTTCAGTTGCTGCATTGAGTCAAGCTTCATTGTTTGCAAATCTTACTCAAGCCATTGCTGCAGTGAATGCAGGTTCATCGCTATATGCAGGAGTAGGCTCTGATCAGCTTTCTATTGCTTGCATTTGCTTTCATTGGAATTCAGCTTTGAATTTTACGAAGTCAGCAACTTCACAAGATATTTCTAGGCTGTTGATTACACAATATGTCGCATAGCTTGAAGCAACAGGATCATCTCCGTATAGAGTGAATGTCACAGGAACATTTGTGTTTGCTCTTTCAAAGAAATGAGCATTGACACTTGAGACTTCAGTTGCAGTCAAAGACCGTGTTCAGTTTGTTATAGTTCAAGCTGAAACAGTTCAGCTGAAACAGTAGTATGTGTCACTTCAAACAGTCACGATTTTCTTCAATACTCCACCTGTCACAGAGTCTCATCTTGCAGGAGTTCATCCTGTCACAGTTCCTTTGAACACTTTCAATTTTGTGTATGTTCACAAAGCTCACAAGAAAAGATATCAGATTGAATCATCTCTCACTATTCATTCAAGAGATAAATCTGAAAAGTTTTTCGTTGTGATTGTGTCAAAAGTTTCATCAATCACTCAATATCCTGAGTCATCTGTTGCAACTTCAAAAGAAGGCTTCAACACTCCTGTTGTTTTAGGAATCCAAACTTGAGGAGAAACTTTTGTCCCCTTTGTTGTTTCCTTTCATAGTCAGATAGCTGACAATCTTCCGATAAATGCTTCAGTCATTTTTTTCTATTGATTAAAGAATTAAATAGATTTTTTTTCATAGTCTTTGTTGACTATTGCTTTCACTTTTTCTTGAGCTTCCTCAAGATTCTTTGCGATCACTGAGATTCAGTATCTAGGAAATGAGAATCTCTTCTCTTCCTGAGTTTCAACATTCTCAAGATCGATGTTTGCTGTTTCCTTTTCAGGACAGTCTTTGCATTTTCTAGGCATCTTTCATATTGTTGATATATAAAAGGATTATTTTTCAACGATTTCGAATTCACAAGTGATTTCGAATACTCTCAAAGGCTCTTGTGTATCCGTGAATCATCGATCATAATTGAAACGACAACTGATAGTGTTTCATTGTCAATCATTATTATTCCGTGAAATCTTCCCTATCTCTTTCAATCTCGATGTCATCATATCAGCAACAATTCTGAAATTGTCCTCAACTTCTGAATAATTGTCTTGAATTGAATCAAGAAGTCTGACAACATAGTTTGCTCTGCTCCTGTATGAACACGAATCAAGATAGTCAATGTTTCAACTTCAAGGAGTGATAATGATTGCAGGAAGATTCACTCCACTTTCTATCTTTATGTCTCTATTGAATACGGCTCAAACTCTCTTGTCTGTATCCAAAATCTCACACATCTTTGAATAGATTGTGTCTCATATCTCTTTGAATCAGAATGTTTGAATTTCAGTCATCTTCTATTTTATCGTGAAGTAGTAAATCAAGTTGAATCTGAGTTGAGAACTGTGTCAAAAGTCTGTTTCACAATTTCTCTGATATATGATCTATTCAGTTCATATCATTTTCTCAGATAGTATTTTCTTTCAGGATGTGCATTGTTTTCAAATTCTCTCCTTCTAGCATAAGCAACAGGAGAACCTACAACGACAGTCCCTTGAGCGAGTCTATTTGTTTTGATTGAGATACTTCTCCTCAAAGTTCCTGAAAGATAAGGAGCTGCGACTTTTGCAGTGTTTGAAATTGTAGTTGCAATCTTCATCAGCATCACTTGAACTGACTTTCAAACATTTGCATTCAATTTCATCACTTTTGCTGTATCATCGCTCATTTTTATGATCCTTTACTTTCATTGATAAAAACTTTCTTGTATTTTCTTCTCAATCAGTCCCAGTCTTGAACTGAATCGACTATATAGATCACAGAGTCTATAGAGAGCTTGTCTCAAGGCTTGATGTCCGAATAGTCTGTATATAGTTTCTTTGTTGTGAGCATTGAACCTCAAGTGATTCAATCCTTGTCAGAGACAGGCTGAACACAACAAGGAAAAGTTGATTTCTGAACTCGAGCAGTGACCATATTTGAATTTCTTTCACTTCTTGAAAGAGTTGCTGTTTTGTTGTATAGTATGCTCATTTTTTTAGACTGGAAGATTAAAATTTCTATACTTATTCAATAGAGTCTTGAAGCTGAAGAAGATATCATCAGAGCTTGCTCCGTTCACACTTCAGAATGTGATTTGTTCATCTCCTAGCTTGTAGGATTGAACTCATTCGTTTCCGTGCTTTTGATACATTCAGCTTGCGAGCATCATTTCCATCAGCTTGAGATCATCAGGAATGTCATCAACAGGATTTTGTTGTCAATCAACAGCTCTTGCTCTATCATATCAAGCAGTATATTCAATCTCAGCAAATCAGAAGTCATTGACTGAAATATTTTTGAATATCACTCTTCTATCATAGATCACAAAATAGTCTGTTCATTTTGTTCCTGTTTCTGAATCTCAATTGATTTTGTCGATACTCTTCACAGGTTTATTCTTGAGATATATCTCAAATCATCTCGATGTCTGTATGATAGCTCTTGCATCTATATTTTGAGTGTATGTTCACAAATCAAAACTATCAACTCAACAAAGCTGATTGATTTGATTTTCTGCAGCATTCAAAAAAGAAGTCAAAAGAGAATCTTGATCGTTTCAACTGATTCAGAGATATTGTTTGAATAGTGTCAAATTTGAATACATCTCAATATATTATTTTGATAAATATCTATTTTCTTTTCACTTTTTGCAATTTCTTCAAGAAGGCTTGCAATAGTGATTTTTCTGATTTTTTAGCCATTTTCTCAATGTTTTACTAATCTAAAGATTGATACTCTGCGACTAAAGTATCAGCATCAGCTTTTTTCACAATGTTGTCTCAAGCAACTACTGAAGTGATCATCTCTTCTACAAGAGCAATTGTATCAGCATCATCATCAGCTTTTCGAGTTCATCCTATTCAAAGATAGAATGTTGAAACATCTTTGTCATCAGTCTCAACTTTCATTGAGATGACTTCAGCTCATTTTTTATCTACTATGCTGACTTGTGATTCTGAAACAGCTGTGATTTTATATACAGGAGTTGTAGGATCTTCATCGCTGACAATTGTGAAATAATTTGAATATAATCTGAGCAAACTTTTTCGCTTGTATGTCACGAAAGTTCAGTTGTTTGAAACATTTGCTTTCACTCAGTCAGAGTTTCTGACATACATTGTTTCTCAAGATACATTCTTCACAGTTTTCAATATTTTTTTCATTTGAGCAGCTTCTTATTGAATAAATCTCCATAGGAGAGAAGGTTCATCGTTATAACCGACAACCTTCTCTCTTCATTCTATGAAGTTATTTGAGACTATAATGTCACATTGATTCATAATCAAACAGTCTTTCCTAGTCCTGCAACTCCGTTTGCGATAGCAAATCCGAATTCCATTGTAGCAACTAAGTCAACTCATTTTCCAGGAACTTTGAAAGCATCTATTTCAAGAGGCTGTCCGAATCCGTATTGAACAGCAGGCTTGTAGATAACAGCAAAAGATCATTTTGTGTTATTTCCTGAAGTTGCATCAACAAGTCCTGAAGTGTTTGTCTTTGCAGGGAAGTCTCTTGCAACTAGCTTGTCGATTCCCCAAACTTTTGAAAGGATTCAGCTCAATATAGTTGCTTGAGGTCACATCTTGTCAAGAGTCACTACTTCATCGAAAGCAAGTGAATCTAAGTAGATGTTTGAAGGCTCTATGATCAATAAGTTGTTCAAGTCTGCTTGATATCCAGGATCAAGAACTTCAACAACATCAAGATATGATTGAGCATCGAATGTTCCGATTGAAACTCCAGTGTTTGCAATTCCGACCATTCTGATACCGTTGTCTTGCTGTGTGAAGTAAGGACTTCCTGAATATGTTCAGTTTACATTTCCAGATCCTGAAGCTGTATCATCAGCATTGATGATAACTGCATCAATAGTTCTTGCAGCAGCTCTATTGATTCTTTCTCTGATTATAGATTCAAGTTGTTCAGGTCAGTAGTTCAACTCTCTCTTTGATAAAGAAACAGTCAAAATGAATTGTCCTTGAGTGATAGTCACTTCTCAAGTGTGAGGTCAATTGTTTGCAGGAGTTATGAAAGAACCTGCTCCAGTTGACCATTCACTATTTCCTGTGAACAAATCAGCTTCTCAGATTACAGGAACTTTTGCACTGATAGGCATATTGTTTCCGTGATTTCCAGGAAGTAAAGGAAGCAATTTTGAATAAGTAGGAACTAAGTCAAGCATAGGATCCATCAAAACATTTGTAGGGATCAATTCTTTTCAGAAAGCTGTAGCTCCTGAGTTCATAACTTCGTTTGCTTTTGTCTCTATAGCTTCGAAGTCTTTAGCATCGTAAGATATTCAAGCGATATCTTTTGCTTTCATCATTAAGTCTTTAATATTCATTTTTTTGAATAAGTAAGAGAATAAAAAGGGAGGAATTAAATATTTTGAAGTTTATCAACAAGCTTTGAATATCTGCTTGTGACTCTCTTCGTTTGAGGAGCTTGATATGTATATCAAGTCTTCACAACTGTATTTGATACAGCTTTGTCAACTTGTCAGAGAACTTCGATTGTGTTTCATAACAAGTCGAGTGTTTTTTCGAGTTTTCACTCAAGCTCTTTGATTTTTGCATCTTTTTCAGCAATTAAATCATCGAACTTTTTCTCAATTGATTTCATCTCCTGAGAGATAAATTTTTCAACTGACTTTGTTTGAAGATCCTTCAAGCTTTTTGCAGCCTCTTCAACAACTTCTCAGCTGTTTGATTCAGTTTCAGAATCATTTTCAGAATGGTCTGACTCTTCTTGAGCCTCTTCTATTTCAGAATTTTCATCTGCTTGATTTTCTGTTTCTTCAACAGTTTCAGTTTCAACTGACTTTGTTTCTGTTTCTTCTTCAACAGATTCGCTTTCAGTTTCTTCTGCTTGAGTATTTTCCTCAGTAGTTTCTTCTGTTGCTTCAGATTCATTTTCTGCAACAGTCTCAACTGCTGTTTCTTCTCACTCAATAGACTTTTCCTCTTCTTCTACTTCCTCAGTTTCAACTTCTTCAGATTTTTCTTCTGTTTCAGTCTCTTCTGATTCACTAGAATTTTCTTCTTCGGATGTCTCTTGAGTTTCAGCTTCTTCGTTTGGGATTTCCTCAGCTGTTTCTTCTTTCTCAGAAGGAACTTCTGCAGCTATATCAAGAGGGACATCTTCATCTTGATGTGTTTCCTCTGATTCTACTTCTTTGATCTCAAAGCAGTCTTGCATTGATTTCATCAAAGCATAAGCATTCATAGGAACAGAAACGACACTGATTTCAAAGAGTTCGAGATCCTTGATTGTGTTTGTGTAGTCTCGATCTCCGTTGTCATTCTCATATTCTTCGAAAGAATTCTCTTTGATTCTGAATCAGATAGAGAATGCTCTGAGAACACCGTTTTTGATAGCTGAAATCACTCAGTCAATGTCTTGAGTGATTCTTGCTTTTATGAACAAACCTTGATTGTCGATAGTTGCTTCAGTCACAACTCAGATAGGCTTGTCCATATTGTGCTGAAGTAAAACAACAGGATTTGTCATATACAAATCGAGAGCTTTCTTGAATGCTTCAGGCTCAACGATATCGTGTCATCTATCTTTGTCTTTTGTTGAAGCATATCCTTGAATCTCGATTCCTTTGACTCAGTCATCATCGAATTCAGTGACTGACTTTTTGTCCCAAAGGACTTGAAAGAAGTTTTTTTCTTTCACGAGTTTGATTTCTTTTTTCATTGCTGACATTTATGTGATAAAATTACTCATTGACTCTATATAGGATCGTGCATCTGCAATTGACTCATCCTGGAGGATATTCAACACCTAGAGGATACACGAAATCTAAAGGGACTCGATCAAGTTTCTCGCAATCCATATGTTCAGGTCTCACTTTAGCATCATCGCAAGTCTGTCGCTTTTTCACTATATCGATTCACACTGATTGAAGCTGTCTCATAGGCTGAACATTTCCGTATTCATAAGCCTTTCACATTTCAGTCACTGCAATCGTTCTCGCTCTTGCTTTTCAGAATAGTTTCTCATTCACTTTCACAATCTCATCTCTGACTTGATTATATGTTCGATTGTTATCAAGTCACTGTTTGAGGACATTGATCACATCAAACTTTGTTGTGTGAGATATCACTCAGCGATAGTTTGAGAGATGCAACATTCATCGATCTTTCACATAGTTTGATATTATATCCTGACTATATATGAAAGCATTTTCCTCGAGAATTCTTCTGAATTTCCTTCGAGCTGTTTTGTAGCCTCTTTCAGTTCCTTTTCATATAGGGACTTGAAGCTGTTCAATCATCTCATCTATTCACATCTCTCTCCGAAATCATCCTAGAGGCTCATCAGATATTTCATCCTTCCAGTCTTTTTTTGGATAGATTGTAGGAGTTTGAGTCAAGTAGTTGTAGGCGATTGATATATTGAGGGGGAATTTCGTGTATAACTCCTCGAGATTCTCCATCAAAAACTTTTCTTGTTTAGCAAAGCTTTTTTGACATATCGTGTAAGCTTTGACCTCTTTTCTCAGTATTCTTCTATAATCTGCTGACACTGTCATTTTTATATCTCATCAGGAGATAAAACAGCATCAAGACTCGCATCTTCTAAAAGCTCCATATTCTTTGATATCAATAGTTTGTCTGCATTCTCATCAGGAAGAGCTTCGAGTCATCTATCAATTCTGATTTCATTGATTGTTCTGAGTCAAGCTGCAATATCTTTTCTCTGAGATTCAAGATATTCTTCACTGAATGGAATTGTTTCTCCATCGCATTTGATGATATATTTTTCACTCATCGCAGGGATGAACATTTCAATCAATCTATTCAATATATGTTCGAAAGCTGTTTCCATAGGGAATATAGTTCACTTGTAGAATTCTTTCGAATTATTGTCTCCGTTGTTGTAGTTCACATCATCAGAATATCACAAGATAGATTTTGGAACTCAGAAAGCTGAAGCGACTTTCTCTGTTGTGATTTTCCTCTGTGCAACTGTTTCCATATCACGAGGAGAGAAAGAGAGAGTCTTGATATCAGATATTCCTGCTCCTATGAGCATCTTGTGAGAATTCTCTAGTCATTTATATTGAGCATCGAACTGATCCTTTGCATTTTGCATCTCTTCATCAGTCATTGATTCATTGAGAACAAGTATTGCTGAAGGAACAGCTGAATTTTGATAGTAGTAGTAGTTTGAGCGAACTGCACTCAAATCATTCAGAACATCATACATCAATCCTGTCAAGATACTTCTTCAATCATTTTCATTGTGCATTGAGACATCATATTTGAAATATGCAATCTGTCGAGGAGCATATTCTATAATCTGTCAGGAGATGAAATTTGATTGAACAAATTTGATGATGTTTCAATTCTGATCATAGAATTTTGTCATCATCCTAGAATCAAGGATTTGAAATCAAGCGACTTCTTCATAGAGATTGAACATAGGAACAATATACAATTCTCCAGTGATGAGATA